TAAAAATCTAGCAAAGGCAACAAAAGCATTTGAAAAAATAAAGCTAGAGAATATAGAAGATAAGATTAAAAAGTTTGATAAGATTTCAGAAAAGGAGGCCGAGATTCTTCGTAAGATTTCGAGCTTTGAAGTTGAAAGGGGTGAGTTGCAATCTAAGATATCAAATTCAGAAAGGATCGTTGATGAAAATTTAAAAATCTTAGATGACATGCTTATAAGGGTAGTTGACGAAGAGTCATCATCAGAGTGCATCAAACTTAAAAGCAACATTTCATCACTAAGGGATGAGATAGAGCGCCTAGATGAAAAAAGGCTGTCGTGTTCTAATGAGATAGCCCGTGCCAACGTTGAGATAACGAGGCTAAAGAGCGAAAAGAGTGAATTTAATAAGATACGAAGGGATCTCAAGATGTATGATATGTTTATACAGGCAATGTCAAAAAAGGGAATCCCACTCCAGATAATGATGTCCCAGCTTCCCCTAATAAATGATGAGATATTAAAGATACTCCAGGGTGTTACAGGTTTTACAGTTGAGTTAGTTGCAGATCCTGCATCTAATGCAATGGATATCTTTATTGACTATGGTGACTCAAAGAGGATAATTGAGCTAGCATCTGGAATGGAAAAGATGATGGCATCACTTGCAATGAGAGTTGCACTGATCAACGTTAGCTCTCTTCCAAAGACAAATATGCTAATTATTGATGAGGGGTTCGGTGCGCTTGATGAGACAAGCATTGAGGCCTGTAGCAGATTACTTGAGTCTCTTAAGAAGTGGTTCAAGAATATCATAGTTATATCACACGTTGATGCGATAAAAGATGCTGTTGATAACTCTCTTGAGATACTGAAAAATGAAAAGGATACGATGGTGTTCCATGAATGATGAAATTATCATCATTAACGGAAGAGAGTCAGACATAACCCCTTTATTCTGTCCTGTATGCAGATTTGTGATGAATAACTCTGATGACGATGTCTATTACACTAGATATAAATGTTGTTCAGACTGTGCTATCAAGTGGGCCGAACCAAATAGAGATCGCTGGATCGCAGGCTGGAGGCCGTTAGAGCGTGATCTAGATGTGGAAATTAAAAAAAGAAAGCTAATTCCTCCTAGTTTTCAAATCTAGACTTGATAAATACTTATATTGGGTGATAATAATGCTAAACTTTGAAGAAACTAATTGTATTGGACAAATTTTAAACGACACATTTGGTAAGAGCTCAACTGTAAAGTCTCCAACCATGTCAATTAAAGGGTCGCTCGCCGGAGAGGTGCTAACACTAAAATATACCACAGTTGTTCATCTAGCATCTGAAAGAAATCTGAGAGATCAGGTTAAGGTTTTTGAGGAAGAATCTGTTAAGTTAATCAAGGAATACATCAAAAATATTAAAAAAGAATTTAAAAATGATGTAAGTAGATCTCTTAAGCTAAAAGAGCTGGATACAGATGACAGTGTCGAGATGATTACAACATCTCCTTACACACCAAGGAAGGTCGCCTATTACAGAAGGTCAACAAGGTTTCTCTGTGAATAATGACAAAAATAAACAAGACAAATCAGATAAAGGAGATCGTTAAGTCTGGTAAAGATCCTGTATACTTCTTTAACAACTATTTAAAAATACAGCATCCTGTTCGCGGTCTAATACAGTTTGACACATACCCGTTTCAGGATGACTGTGTTGAAACATTTATTGATGAGAGATTTTCAATAATCCTTAAGTCTAGACAGCTAGGAATGTCAACTCTTGTGGCAGCCTACTCTGTGTGGCTGGCATTATTTCAGAAAGATAAGAATGTTTTAATTATCGCAACAAAATTATCAGTTGCTCAAAATTTTATTAGCAAGGTAAAGACGATGATTAGAAGTCTGCCTAAGTGGTTAGTCTTACCTGAGATCGTCACAAACAATAAGCAGCTGATAGAGTTTAGTCACGGATCATCGATCAAGGCGATACCGACATCTGACGATGCCGGTCGATCTGAGGCGCTATCTCTTCTCATCATCGACGAGGCAGCATTCGTTAGAAATTTTGATGAGCTGTGGATGGGATTATATCCCACGATCTCTACAGGTGGTCGAGTCATCATACTATCAACACCCAATGGCGTTGGTGGTCAGTATTATAAGCTATACACTGATGCCGAGGCAGGATTAAACGAGTTCAGGTCGATAAAGCTTCCATGGAACATCCACCCAGAGAGAGATGAGACGTGGTTTAATGAGACAACTAAAAACCTATCGCAGAGACAGATCTCTCAGGAGTATCTCTGTGACTTCGCATCATCGGGTGAGACATTCCTGTCAGACAGTGAGATAGACTGGATAAGATTAGAGTGCAAGCCTCCCATAGATAGGGCAGGCAATGATATGAATGTGTGGATATGGAGATATCCGCTATCAGAGCATCAGTATGTCATATCTGCAGACGTCTCAAGAGGTGACTCAAGAGACTATTCGACATTTCACGTGATAGACGTTACAGAAGGTGAGTGTGTTGCAGAATATAAGGGAAAGATACCCCCAGATAAGTTTGCAGAGCTTTTACACGAGTTCGGCCACAGATATAATAAGGCATTACTATGCCCTGAAAATAACAGCTATGGGTACGCAACTGTTTTAAAGCTAAAAGAAATGCAATATCCTAATCTTTATCACAAGAGAAGAAAGGCAGTGTATGTCGGGGACTATGTGCCCAGCAAGGATAGTGATATCGCAGGATTCACAACCTCAGGAAAGAGTAGAAATCTAATTCTTGCAAAACTCGAAGAGGTAATAAGGAATAAGCAGATAAAGATCTACTCAACGAGATTTTATGACGAGCTAAAGACGTTCGTGTGGAAGGGTCAAAAGGCACAGGCGATGAAGGGGTACAATGACGATCTAGTTATGAGCATGGCCATCGCGATGTGGCTATATGATGCATCTTCAGAGTACAGTCAGACAGCATCGTCTCTTAACAGCGCAATGCTAAAGGCAATGTCTGTGTCAAGAAACACATACGACGACATGCCCGGTGCGATCACAGAAGGGAGGCCATATAGCTCTGCAACAAGAGATCCAAAGGTGCAGCCAGATGACTTCAAAAAGAGCAAGCTGTCAGGTGAGTGGAATAAGAAACTAAACATTCTCTCAGAGTGGGAATGGGTGTATAAGTAGAGAGAGGGACATAGATGGCTGATAAAAATTCACAGAGTCTATTTAGAAGGCTAACACTTCTATTTAGAAGCGGCCCTGTAATCAAGAGAAGGGTGAAGGACTTTGAAAGCGGAAGCGGCACCTCGTCAGCATTTGACATGTTTCGAAGAAATCAGAGTCACGTGTACAGCACTGCAATGTCTGCGTATGGCACGTATGATAGAATGGCGAGGTATTCGGATTTTTGTTTGACTGGTGATACTTTAATAGCAACAAATACTGAAGAAGGTGTAATCTCTATTCGAGATATTGTATCTAAGTTTGAAAATGGAGAAACAGTATGTGTCTTTTCATATGATAAAGAAACAGATTCAACTGTATTAGCTCCTGTAGAAAATGCCTGGCAAACCGTAGAAGATGAAATATACGAAATAACGTTTGATAATGGTACTACACTTAGATGTACGGGAAATCATCCGATTATGCTTCGTAATGGTGAGTATTGTCGAACAGATGCGATCCAGCCCAATACAGCTGTTATGCCATTCTACAGGAAGAAGTTTGATTCTAAAAGAACTGGTGGAAATTATCGCTGGGTTTACGGTTTTTCAAGGGGGTGGAAGCCAGAGCACGTATTGGTTGCAGAATATTCAAATAATCGTTCAATAGAAAAGGCCGATGGATTACATGTTCATCATAAGAATTTTATAAAAGAAGACAATAGAATAGAGAATCTTGAGCTAATGGATGCTAAGGAACACCTAGCATTGCATGCAAGAATCAACAATAAAAGATTTGAAGATCCGAAAGAAAGAGAAAAGCAATCTAGCCATATGACACTAAGATGGTCTCTTGAAGGAGATCTTCGTAAAAATCAAAAAGAAAATCTTGCGAAAAGAAAGCTAACTGACGGTTATAGAAAAAATGTTGCAGAAACGATCCTTAGAAATAAAACAAACCCCCCCGGTACAGGAAACAAAGGCAGGCAAGATCAAAAAGCGTTACAAAATGCAAATGCAGATAGATCTTTTACAGCTCAAAATATTTATGATGAATATGTTTCTGGTGATACACTGACGGTTTTGTCTAAAAAGCTTAACCAATCTAAGTATAAAGTTTTAAATAGATTAAAATGGGAAGGATATAAGTCATTTGATGATTTTGAATCATTGTATGTTAATCATAAGATCATAAATGTAGTTAATACACACATAGTAGAGCCGGTATTTGACATAACTGTAACAAAAACACACAATTTTGCTGTCTGTGACACAAGTACAAAAAAGGAGATGTGTTTTGTTTCAAACAGCGAAATGGAGTACACACCGGAGGTGAGTTCAGCTCTGGATATCTACTCTGAGGAGTCAATTGCTGCAGATGAACATGGAAACGTTCTACACATCCACTCAGACAACCAGACGATTAAGAAGCTACTACATGAGCTGTTCTACGATACTTTGAATGTTGAGTTTAACATGACGTCATGGGTTAGGAGCCTTGTCAAGTACGGTGACTTCTTTCTCTTTAATGACGTGTCACCTGAGCACGGTGTTATCAACGCATATCCGATGCCTGTGAATGAGGTCGAGAGGGAGGAGGGATATGATCCTGATGACCCACTAGCTGTCAGATTCAGGTGGATAACCCAGGGAAACCAGGCGCTGGAGAACTGGCAGGTCTCACACATGAGACTATTAGGAAATGATGCATTTCTTCCTTACGGGTCGTCTGTTTTAGAGTCTGCAAGAAGGATCTGGAGACAGCTAATTCTTGTTGAGGATGCGATGCTCGTGTACAGGATCGTTAGGTCTCCTGAGAGAAGAGTCTTCTACGTTGATGTTGGAAATGTCCCACCAGAGGATATTCCCACATACATGGAGCAGGTGCAGTCGACACTAAAGAAGGCGTCTGTTGTGGACAAGGACACAGGGCGCGTCGATTTGCGCTACAACCCGCTTTGTAACTCATTGAACACACTTCTATTCCTGCAAGATGGACGAAACATTACTCTTGGAGATCTAATTGAAGAAAGAAGTAACGGCCAAAAAGATCAATGGGTATATTCTATTGATCGCGATGGAAAGAAATTAGCTCCTGGCCGCGTAATGTGGGCGGGGATAACAAAAGAAAATGCAAAATTAGTAAGGGTTCATTTAGATAACAATAAATGGCTTGATGTAACTCCTGATCATAAATTCATGCTTCGTAATGGAGAATACTGTGAAGCACAGAATCTAAGCGAAAATGATGCATTGATGCCACTATACAAGCGCTGGTCAAAGAAAGGTGATGATAAGCGAGTAATTGATGGATATGAAATGATCTATGATCCATATTCACAAAATTATGTTTATACACATCGAGCAAATATAATAGCTGAATCTGGTTTTGAAGCAATTAAAGGAAAAGTTGTTCATCATGTAGATTTCGATAAAACAAATAACTCTCCTAATAACTTGCATCCATGCACATGGAAAGAACATCACAAGATTCACGGAGATTACTGCGTAGAGAGAAACAAGTCGTCCGCTGGAAGAAAAGCATCTAGAAAAAACATGATCAATCTTTGGGAAGCTGGAAAGCTAAATCCAGAAATTTATACAAAGATGTGGCAAAATAGTGAAATAAGAGAAAAAAGAGTAAATGCTCTAACTCTTAAAACAAATTCTGAATTAATTCACCATGTAATCCAAGCATTAAATGAACTAACAACGTCTGCTAGAGAATATGAGGTAAGAACCTGGTTAAATAATGACAATAATTTTACTTCTTATCTTAGGTCTCTGAATGAAAATTTTGAAAATGGATTTAATGATAAATTGTCAAAAGGTCAATTCATACAGCAACTTAGAAAAAATGGGTTCAAGAATCTAAGAGAAGTAAAAGATTATTATGCTTCATTACGTGCCCCTTGGAAAGAAATAGAAATATATGCTAGTAACAGTATAAACATTTCTAGAAATGACATAATCAGGCATTTTGGAATAAGTCGATATGATTTTATGAGAATACTGCAGTCGCACGGGTATACTGGTAAATCATTTGATACAACCTATCTATCTGGCGGAAAATTTAATAAGCCAAATTCTGCATGCCGGGGCTGTGATACAGATATAAAGAGCTATAAAACATTTTGCTCACAAGATTGTTACTGGACGTGGATGTCTGGAAAAACACGATCTGAGATGAAACAAGCTGCTTCGTATGCTAATCATAAAGTTGTATGTGTAGAGGTTCTAGATCATACTGAGAATGTAGGTGCAGTAACAATTGAAGGTTACCATAACTTTGCAACTCCGGGCGATTCTAGATGCTTTTCTGATGATCAGAGAATAGAATCTGGGGTTTTTATTAAGAATTCGGTCGATGAGGATTATTATCTTCCCGTTCGCGGCGGAGAGTCAGGCACCAAGATCGATACACTTGCCGGCGGGGCAAATGCAACAGCTATCGAGGACGTCGAATACATCCAGAAGAAGCTATTTGCAGCGTTAAAGATTCCTAAGGCATATCTAGGCTATGATGAAGGCCTGGGTGCAAAGGCAACACTATGCCTGAGAGGAAATACAGAAATATGCCTTGTTGACGGAAGAAAACTTTCTATTCTGGATATTGTAAATGAATTTAATGATGGCAAAAAGTTAAAAGTTTATTCATATGATCATGATAATAAGAGAACAACATTCGGAAATATCACAAACGCGTGGGCTACAAAAGAGGTCACTGAGCTTTATAGAGTTACACTCGACAATGGCAAAATTGTTGAATGCACAGATAATCACCCGTTTTTAATGAAAGATGGTCTATACACAAATGCAGAGGACTTAAGTATTGGTGAAAGCCCGATGACACATTGTGAAGACAATTTATTAGAAGATAACATTAATTCCAACCATAAGATTGCAAATATTGAGATAGTAAAGCTAGATGAGCCAGAGTTGGTTTATGACATAACTGTTGACACACATCATAACTTTGCTCTCGCTGCAGAAATATTTGTTCATAACTCTCAAGAAGACATACGTTTTTCAAGAACCATTGCAAGAATCCAGAGAACAATAATTGCAGAGATGAATAAGATAGCTATCATTCACCTGTTCTGCAATGGGTTTGAGGGTGAGGATCTTCTAGATTTCACATTACAGCTATCTAACCCAAGCACTATCGCACAGCAGCAGAAGCTAGAGCTGTTTAGGTCAAGATTCGAGATCGCAGGGTCAGCATCCGGAATAGAAGGGCTTGTTGACAGAGAGTGGTTAAGAAGAAACATCTTTAACATGACAGACGATGAGATAGATAAGATCTCCAAGGGAAGGTTCGGTGACAGGCTGATGGATCTCAAGGTCGAGGCTGTCCACCTACCTGGTGATGAGCCAGAGGGAGCAGATGAGCTAGCAATGGGTCCAGAATCTGAGGAGCCTGAAGATGAGGAGCCTGCCGTAGCTGATCTAGCCCTTGCGGGAGATGACAGAAATAGCTCTGGACTTGACCTTCTAACATCTTCTGGAGTCAGGGAGTTCGACGAGATTGATCTTGGCTCTCTATCAATTAGGGATGAGACATCTCCGATAACAGCACAGGGAACGGTTGATAGGCTCTCTGAGGTTGTTGATGACGATGATGACGACGACGATAAGACACCGGCTGAAGTTGAGGATGAGAAGAGAAAACGTAGAAGAGGTAGAAACAATAATGACACAGATCATTCTCGGATCGTTTCACATGACAGAAATAACGCATCTGACTCAATCACACACCCATTTGGGATGAAACAAAAGAGATATCAAGACAGATCAGACCTCAGAGGACTTGTGAGGGTTTCAATTCCCACCCTGTCTGAGATGGATGATGCAGAGTTTATGGACATGATAGATGATAAGATAGAAACGCAGAATAAAATGACATCAGACGTAAGGTCGTCATTAAAATCTCTTGGGAACACCATAAGTAATCGTAGAAGGGTGATCTCTGAGAACGATAATTCATCAGAGGAGGATTGATTCCAAAATGGCAAGATCTCATAATAAGAAGAGAAACATCGGAATAATATATGAGCTTCTTCTCAGAAACATATCTGACTCACTGATCAGAGGCGACAAGGCAGCGGCAAAGACGGCCCTTGATATAATTGAGAGAAGGTTCCACAAGTCAACGGAGCTATATAAGGAATTCAGGCTGTTTAACGCGCTTGCAAAGACGACTGTTAGTGACACACCTGTTGCAGCAAGCATCCTAACAGAGGCCAAGTATGCTGCAAGAAGATGCAACACTAAGCGTCTTGATCGTGAGAAGTCAATGCTCATAAGGGATATCAATCACACGTTAGACGATAAGAGCTTCTATCACAGGAGAATTCCAGAGTATACGACGTATGCCACAATTCAGACGTTATTAAATGAGTGGAGGAAAAGCGATAGATCAGATCTGTCAAAGGTTGTTCAATTTGAGTCAAAGGTTGTTGAGTGGCTGTTGTCAGAAAAGGTCGAGAAGTCAATTGAGGAAAATATTAATAACGATGTGGATGAGCTAGTTATTAAGCTGATGACAGAAAAGTTCAACAAGAGATACGGCGGCTCTTTAAGTAACGATCAGAAGACATTGATTAGGTCATATGTGTTTTCATCTGAGAGCGGGTGGAACGGTATGTCAATAAGTGAGACGCTATTAGAGATTAAAAGCAACACGATTAGTGAGCTTGATAGGCTTAAGCGTAGCACAGATAATAATACAATCCTTGAAAAGATCGATGCAGTTAGTGATAAGGTTAGTTCTGAACAGACAGAATCTGTTTCTGATGAGGTGATATCTAGATTCCTAGTCATATCACAGCTAAAGAATGAGATAGTAGAGGAATTAAATGGAAAATAAGCTACAGCTTCTTACTGAGTGGACTCCGCTACAGTATAGTGCACAGACAATTAAAGAGTCAAGAGATAGAAATGGCGGAAAGGTTGTTTTAAAGGGCGTTTTGCAACGTGCAAATACGGTAAACCAAAACGGAAGGATATATCCTATATCGATTCTTGAGAGAGAGATTCTTAATTATCAAAAATTTATTAAGGAAAATAGGGCCTTGGGTGAGTGCGTCGATGAAGAGACTCAAATTTTTACAAAGAGAGGCTGGTTAAACTTCAAAGACCTAAGACCAGATGATAGAGTATTTACATTAAATACAGAAACAAATGAGCTAAAAGAACAAGAGATACTTCACATTACAAATAAGCACTATAGTGGAAAAATGCTTCATTTTTACAATGCTAGATCTCTTGATATGAAGTTAACGCCTGACCACAAGGTGCTGTTATATGACAGGAACAATAAGCCGACGTATATGACAGCACAGTCAGTTTATGATCTGTATAATGAGGAATCAAGCTGGTTATCACACTGCGGTTTAAGCTTCAGGTCAGAATGGGTTGGAGAAACTCCAGAGATATATAACATACCTGGAACTGACTTAAATGTCGATCCTCACGTCTGGGCGGGCTTTATGGGAATATACATTTCTGAAGGCTGTGCAGCTGGAACAAAGAGTGGTTATTCTTCTTCTAATAAGGTGCAGATAACACAAAAGAAGGCAGAGAACGTAAAGATGATTCGTGATCTTCTTAGGGATATGCCGCTAGAGTGGAGAGAATGTGCTAGAGCAGACGGTGAAACAATTGACTTTACATGCTCTCATAAAGGCTTGCACAGCTATCTTTATGAGCTAGGGCATAGTTCACAAAAGAGAATACCGGATGAGATTCTAGAGTGGTCTAAAGAGCATCTTGAAACATTGATGACGTGGCTTTTGATAGGTGATGGAAGAAATAGAGTAATTAGAGGAAGGCTTGTTAGAGAGTATTGCACTACATCTCCTGAGCTTGCTCAAGATGTGAGTGAGTTATTTATGAAGCTTGGAGTTGGAAGCAACACGAGATCATATTTACAAAAAGATAGAGAGATTGAGCCTGAAGGATGATTCTTGCTGAGAATTCAAAGCCAATGTGGCTGATATCTGAAAATCATGCAAAGCACATTGGTCTAGACCTAAGATTCATGAAAATTGATGAAGTTGATCATGATAGCAATGTTTACTGTGTTACAACACCTAATGGAAACTGGATGGCACGAAGAAACGGCAAGCAATTTTGGACAGGTAACTGTGATCATCCAGAACATAGTGTTGTTGAGTTAAAAAATGCATCTCACATTATTCGTGAGGCAAGGATGGAAGGTGACGCCGTTGTTGGATCAATTGAGCTACTTAACACACCCAGTGGAAAGATCTTACAGAGCCTGGTTGAATCTGGCGTGACTCTGGGTATTTCATCTAGAGGTGTAGGGTCTACAAGACAGCAAGGAGATAGCCAGATCGTCCAGGAAGATTTTCAATTAATCTGCTTTGATATGGTATCTGAGCCAAGCACGCCCGGTGCTTTCATGCTTCGTGAATCAAGAAAGATAGATCAAAAAGATCTAGATAGGATTTTTACTAAGACGGATAAGATTGATAGAATTTTTAATGAAATTTTATCCTGGTAGAAAAGATGAGTAAAAGATTAAGCAAGGGTGACTTAAAGGGAATCGTCAAGGAATGTCTTGTTGAAATATTGCAAGAAGGTCTTAGCGGGACATCAATCATCCAGACATCACGTGTTGAAGATCGTTCACAGATGACAACGATAAAAGAGCCCAAGGTGTCAGGTCGGTCACAGTCACTTGATAGAATAGAGTGGGGTCAAAATAGAGACGACAGCCAGGATGAGTCAGTCCTTGCTGAATCAGCGGCAGCAGCGATGACATCTGATCCTGTCATGGCGTCAATATTTAAAGATACAGCTCTTACAACTCTCCAGGAGCAGGCATCGTCAACGAGAACTGGTCCGACAAGCGACAGGGCCTCGATGATTGCAGCACAGAGTGATCCCCTCGATCTGTTTAGTGAGTCAGCTGGAAACTGGGCGGCACTAGCATTTTCAGATAGCACAAATAAGTCACGGTAGACATAATAGTTTTTAAATTCTAGAATATGTATTTCATGCATATATTAGGAGAATTATCATGTCAACTGTAAAGAAGCTAACATCTGATCTTTTAAAGCAGATGGTTCTTGATGAAAAGAGAAAGTTAGAAGAGTCTGGGCTTCCTGGCGCATCATCTGACGATGCAAAAGAGGTCGATGCTGATTCTCTTGCAGGAACACTATCTCACAAGATTGACCATGCCAAAAAGCTAGGATTGGCTGAGGCGAGATTAATCAAAAACTTAAAGCGTGTCAGGCGAATTCGAAATGCGATCAAGTCGCAGATCATGAAGGATCTATAAGATGCCTGAGGTTAAGCAGATAACAGTTGAGGCAGCCCCTGCATCAAAGAGCCCGCTAGGTGCCAGAAATGAGAATAACTTGCAGAAGTCATTTTCGTCATCACCTATTTACAGCGGTGACCTCACCGATGACGAGAGAAGAGAGGAATATGAAAGCCTGGCATTGAATGGTGAGGTGCTAAACGGCCTCGGAACAAATTCATTTAACAGGGACTTCATTGGAACATCAAATGATCCAACTCCTGTTCTTAGTGATGTCAAGACAGGCGGCGGCGGACTTCCTTCGTCACCGTATGTTCCAAACATCACATCCCCTGGTCCAGGTAGTGTATTTCCAAACGATCAGGCGCCTTTTGAAGGTGACCTGCCTGAGAGCGGTGTTGAATTTGGATCTGGTCTTGGTGGCCAGACGTCACCTTCTGATACATCTGGAAGAATAGCGTCACAAAAAATCGGACAGTATATTTCTGGAAGGTCATATCAGGGCTCAGACGGCAAGGGCTGATGCCTAAACAGAGCTATTATAATCCTGGAAACTATGACTCAAGACAGGGCCACGGTTACGGCAAGTCTCAGTCTAAGATCCCGAGCATGGGAACCGGACTGGGATCTGAAAGACCGATATCTGGAGAAAGCGGAATCTATGTCGAACCTCCGAGATATGAGTTTGATGATGACGAGGAGGATGAGTTCTTTGATGAGATGTTTGATGATCTAGACGATGTCGATGACTTCGTATCAAAGATAAATCAAGTCCATGTCAGGGCCGATCCTAGCAGAAGGGCTGATAGAGCATCATTTGCAACCAATCAGAGATTTGATCTTGCACCCCTTGCAGAAAAGGGAATGCCAAAGGCGTCATCTGGAATAGCTCCGTTCTCTCATAACGTTTTATATCCTAAAGGCTTCAGCGGCCCGCCAATCGGAACAGGCGGTTCAGGTCAGGCATTTAGAACAACAGGCCCACCAAAAAGAACTGGCACTGTATATGGAACATCAAGAGCACCAGTGAATGATCCTGTTGATGATGACATAAGTGCATTTGAAATATCTGACATCTTGAGTGATGATGAGAGATCATTAATAAAACAACACATTAGAATACTGATGCTTCTAGATGATGAAGATGAGTAATTTTATTAATTTGCATAATAATTAAGTAATGACGAGGGAAAAAATGTCAAAGTCACTTTACGATGAGGCAATAGCTGAGGCAAGAATGCTCCGTGAGACAGCGGAACAAAATGCAAAAAATGCTATTATCGAGGCTGTTACACCAAAAATTAGAAAGTTCATAGAGGAACAGCTTGTTAGTGAGAACAGTGATTCTGATGATGATGACAGCCATGTTCTTACAGGCTCATCTGACGATGATGACGACTCTATTGAAAATCCAGGCGGCGGAGACGATGTTGATGAGATAACAAGGCCTCTTCCTGTGTATGAGGATGATCTAGATGAGGTTTCTCTTGATGAGACGGCCTTGATGTCCTTAGTTGAGTTGTTAGGTGGCAATGAGGCCGCAGAGGCAATGTCTTCTGATGTGACGGAAGATGCAATGAGATCTGCTGTTAATGAGACATTTGACTGCTTATGCGATGATGAGAAAAAGAAGCTATTAGCTATTGCTAATAAATTTAATGAAAATGCTGACCTTTTTAACAGTGAAGTAATAAATATTCAAGACGATTCACAAATGGAGAATCAAGATATGTCTAAAAATGACGATGTCCTTTATGAAATTGACCTAAACGCTCTTGAGAAGGAGTTTAACCTAACAGAAAACAGCTTAGACGAGGTGAGCCTTGAGCTAGACCTTGGTGATGTTGAGCTGTCTGATGATCTTCGTGATGCATTATCAACAGCAAGTGTAAGTGTTGTTGAGGATGAGGAAGGAGAGGATGGTGATGTTGAATCAGTTGAAGAACCTGAAGATGTGGAAGGAGAGGAGGATGATCTACCTGACCTACCTGACCTACCTGATCTTGAGGAAGAGGATGATGTCTTATATGAGATCGATGAAGGTGCTCTTCGATCTGAGCTAAAGAAATTACGTGACCAGCTCTCTGAGGGCGAGGCCAAGGCAATGGCCCATCACTTCGGCGGCGGCAAAGCCGGCAAGGATGCACTCGAGCTAGGTGACAAGGATATTAACGTTCTAAAAGAGATGCGAAAATTAAAGCGCAGTCTTAGCAATGAGAGCCGTCAGAATCGAGCTCTTAAAAATAAGCTCAACGAATACAGAAGTGCCGTTGAAACACTTCGTGAGCAGTTGACAGATCTGAATTTGTTTAACGCAAAGCTTCTTTACGTAAATAAGCTTCTTCAAAATCCAAATGTCTCATCGACACAGAGGAAATCAATCATCGAGTCTCTTGATGATGCGAGAAGCTTAAGAGAGGTGAAGCTGCTATACAAGAGCCTG